TACATATCCGAATTTGGTGCTTTATATAATTTTCCTTTCATAACACAAATATAAAAAAATTAAATTAAAAAAACAATCCCACCTATAAAGATGGGATTTAATATTTTGAAACCTTGTTGTTTATTTATTAGTCAATAACGATTGCTCTTAACGAGTCAGATGTTAATGAATCTGATTTTATGTAAATTAATTTATTTTCATGTCTCTTTAAGAAATTATCTAAAGTATCATTATAGGTTGACATAAGATATTGTTTACCATCAATCATTATATTAACATCCATCGTATAATGAATTTCAGTTTTGGTTCTAACCATTTGATGACCACATTCAGGACAAAACTTCCAAGATGATTTTTTAATCTTTGTTGAACACTTTGGACATCTATCAATCAAGTCTTTCTTCTCAAATGGTTTTTGAGATTCTGGTAATATCTTCCAAGTTGATGTTGATACGGTCCAGGAATTGAAATTTTTACTTACGGTTTTAAATGTTTGATTACTTGAAGATCCCATCTCAACTCTTCCAGTTTCAACTGATTTAGATTTTTTTGCAAAACTTCTTGGTTTTTGGTCGTATTTTGACTCATACTTATTCGATCTTGGATTATTACTGAAACTTAATTTACTACTACTACTATTACTAAAAGTAATGTCCGTATCTGGTCGATAAGTGTAATCAACATTTGAAGTCCAGAAATTGTTTCCAATAACGTTATTAGTTGATGTAAGATGAGTAACACCAAAACCACCGGTATTAACATAAGTTGGGTTCCAATTTAAATTATTGTTTAATCTACCAATAATTATATCTTCTTCCTCATAAAACAAAACTTCAACATCTCCGTTGTTTGCAATTGCTTTTTTTGTTTCATTTGAATTATCAACGGTATAAGTTTCAAACTTAAATTTGCGAGGGACATCAATGTACCTTTCAAGAAATATTCTTTCACCTGGACGTAAAACAATTCCACCTCCGTTAATAAATTCTCCGTTTATTTTGATTTTTGATAAGACGGTTTTTCTTGATCCATTATAGAGTTCAATTTCAAACTCTGATCCGTCTTTTAGATAAACATTCTGATTGAACTGTTTAACTCTTTGTTTGTCTTTTGTGATATACGCACACGGCTTATCACTTACTTGATTGTAAATCATTTTCCTTATTTTTATTTAGTTTATTTTATTGGTGACCGATTTGTTGGTTTTATCCAACTCAAATGTTTCAAGAACACTCGGACCCCAGTAACAAGGTTTCAAGTATAAATATAGGATAGTTTTGTTTTATTGTAAATAAAAAACCCCAACTTTCATAATTGGGGTTTGAATCTTATTTCTCAATAGGTTTGACCATCTTTATATTAACTGTTGGTGTGTCCATCCATTGTCCGTTACACATTTTTATGGTACTCATTCCACTTTCATATGATAATACCTGTGTTGCTTCAATTTGTGACCCATCATTTAATATTACTAATTCATCACAAACTTTATTATTTTGGGATGAGAGATATACAAAATAACCAAATGTTACAGATGTTAATATTATCATTAAAATTATGCCGATACTTTTTCTTATCATATTATTTAATATTTAAGCATGTTCCTGATCCACCTGCAACTGTTGTAGGTAATACTCCATTCCAAGATTGTGCTTTCAAATACTCAACATAGATCGGTGTAATCTCTTTTTGTTTTAATCTCATTGCCAATGCGGCCGCGTTTGCATCAATTATAACTTTTGCAGAATCACCACGAGCGATTGCGATTTTTTCTTGAGCTTCAGCCTCTGCAACTAACTTACGTTGCATCGCTGCCTGTGCCTCTTGAACCGCCTTTGTTTTAGATTCAATCGCCTGTTGTAATGCTTTTGGTGGTGTGATGTTAGTTCTTAACTGTGATACTTCAAACCATTTAGATAATCTTTTATTACATTCAGCAACAATTGCCGCTTCAAATTGTTCTCTATTATTAAAGATTGCATCAACCTCCCACTTATTAGCCACGTCATTTACTGAAGAGACAATAGCATTCATTAACCATCCTTGTTCAACTTGTTTAATATCTAATCTTAAATTCTCAAACATATTACCAATAGCCGTTGGTTTAAGTGAGTAGTTAAAACTTGGTTTAATTGTTGCTGCAAATCCACCCTTTGTAATCACAGTTTGATCTTTATACTCAATATGTTGTTGATATGTAGGGAACTCTAGTAACTGCTCAATCCAAGTATTATACATAACCCAACCTGTTTTATATTCGTAATTTGACACACCACGATTATCACCAGTTAAGTTAACTTTAATACCAACGTGTCCTGCATCAACTCTATCTAATGCAAATGGCTGGATTATTGAAATTAAAAGACCTACTATGAAAATACCAATTGGTTTCATAATCCACATAGTATTAAACATCTCTTTACTATCACCCCATCTATCTTCCTTTACCACATACATTTGTTCTCTTGTTGTAAATGCTATTAATCCTGCAATCACCAATCCTAAAATAAAAATTAAAGTACTAATCATTTTTTTCTGTTTTTTTAAATAATTTTATTGTTTCGTTTATTACATACATAAGGACCCCTACAACACCAACAAAACTTAACAGTTGGAGGAACCCGTTTACTTCTCTACTGACGACATATTCGCCAAACATTGTTCCGATTGCGATGAAGCCTAACCACATCAGAAACATTTTAAAATACTTCATTTCATTTTTTATATTTTAATCGTTAATAAAAACACATTCATTAAAAGGATAAACTTGTCCTGACCTTGAAGAAATAACATCTAATTCAATATTATACCCAATAATGTTTATTTTTTCTGCTTTAAAGTCTTCACCTTTTTTTGGTACTTTAAACTTTAATGGTTTATCAAATACTATCCCTTGTCTATATGATATTCTTTTAACAGTATCGGTCCATGTTGATAAACCGTACTTCCCATTATACCTAAACTTTCTACCGACAAATCTTGGAATGTCAAAACTTTCATCTTCTACATCTTTCGATAATGGATTCTTTTCTCCTGTTAATTCTTCGTAGTAAGGGTTAAGTTCTCCGGTGTATGGATCGTGTGTTGGTATGTTCTTCATTATTACTTATTATAAAGTACGTAAAGTCTTTGAGCGATTTCTTTTAGTTGTAATTCTAATTTTGAGATCTTTTGTTTATCTTCTTCAGTTAATTCAAACTTATCTGCTTTAATGTCTGCAATTTCATTAATGATTCTTCTATGTTGTTCCATTAATGCTCCTTGTAAAATTCTACTGTCTTGTTCCATTTTTTTATTTTTATTTTTTTATTATTGCCTTTGTTAATTGGTTAATTAACCCTTGTACTTCACCAAATTCAGTAAAACGAATTTGTGGGTCTGTATTAAAAACTTCAACATACCACTTGTCATCTTTTATTTCTTCGTTTGTTGGTGTAATAAAAGTTAATCCATCTACTATATCAAGTACATAGTAGTAGGAATCGTCTTCATCGTGTTCTTTAATTTCTTCACTTTTAAATCCTAAAAGTATTAACTCTCTTTCTGTCATTTTATTAGTTTTAATTTTTTTAAATCTCCGTTTTTATTTGTTTTATATTTAACTCTAACAGTATCAACAACTAAATAATATTCATTATCAATATTTAAACAATTCCACTCACATGTTTCGTGATAATATAAGTGAACGTGAATTTTATCTAACTTTTTACATTTTAAATATGTGAAATCTTTATATTGCCAGTTTGAACAACTAGACATTATTATAAGTGTAAGTATAAAAATAATATTTTTCATAATCAAATACCTCTTGAGGTTAATTCTTCTAATACATCATTAACCACTTTCATATAATTTTCTTGTTTTTTTTTGTGGTAAAGATATAATAAAAGAGAAATTGGGTATATAATTAAAAAACTAACAATTCCAACAAAATTAAATAATAATAATATAGATTGTATTAACCCAACAATCGCCAAAACAACTGTTGCATATAAATGTTTGTCAGCTCTTGCCAAATTTTTCCAAGCCAATTCTAAAAGTTCACTATCGTTTAATTCTTTCATATTAATTTTATTATAATTTTTTTAAACAAATTAACTGATTTGAAAATATGTTGTCTTCAACATTGTGTTTTCCTAAATTATATGTGGTAAAAGTACCGTCAAGATTGTCAATTCTTAACATTAAAAAACCAAGATCAGATACAAAAATTTTCTCCAATTCACCTTTACCTTTTGGTGTTTCAATTATTGGGTTATTATTTATTGATTTTATCATAAATTGTATGTAAGGTATTTTTTATTTGTGATTTAATCTGATCCTCATAAGTCAATCTTTCGTCCTCAACTTTTTGATCATAAAGTTTTTTTATTTTATCAATATCTCTTTCACTTAAAGTGACAACATAATGATATACGTGATTTGTAATTTCAACTTTAGTATCTTCAATTATTACAAAAATATCAACAGTTTTATTAACAATATATCTTTTTTCTGATAGTGGTGCAATTGTAAATTTTGAGTCAGGATGTAAAATCATTTTTCTTACTATCGCACAAGATATTGGTTCATAACCATTTATGATTTCAGGTGCTTTAAAAACTTTGTGATTTCTATTCCATTTACGTAAACGGACTTTCATTCTTTTGACTTGTCGTCTTAACCAAGATTTAAATTTTGACATATTGTTTATTTTAGAACAAAGGTATTAAACCTTTTTTGAATAAACAAATATTATTTAAATTTTTTTACTCTTTCTTTTTGTCTCATTTCATTTGCGTATGATGTCCAAACCTTTTTTACTTTTGGCCAATCTGTTTTTGGGTTTTTGAATTTTCTTTTGTTTTCTTTAAACCATTCTTCCATGGCGTCAGATAATGATATTTTTTTGGTATTAGATCTTTTTATAAGTCCTCTAACGTATGCGGGTATTTCAACTTTTGATGTGAGATATTTAAAATTATACTCTTCATCCTCGTCATCAAAATCATCTTGTCTTTCAATATCCATGTCTTCAAAATTTTGTTGCTCAACATGTTCCAACTCGTGTTCAATTGTTTCTTTAACTTCAGCAACTAAATCCTCCATACTTTCAGGAAAATGTTGTGGGTTAAATGTTATTTCCATATATATTTCTTGCATATCTGCTTCTGCATGAATTGAAAAGGGATCGTCTAAATCAACATCTTCTAAAAAATAACATTTAAAATCAAAAGAAGCATATTCATCACCTCTTTCAAAAGTTAAATCGTGTAGTTCAAAATCTTCGTCTTTTTTAAATTGGTTTATAACCATTCTAGAAAGTTTTAATGAAATTTCGTCAGTTTTTCTTTCATTAATTAACTTTTTTTTAATTCTGTATATTAGATTTTCAATTAAAATATTTTTCATTATTCTAAGTGTGACATTAATACACCACCTAAAGTACCGGCATGTATCATAATATTATTTATTACGTCATCTTCTAATTTAGTTTTTCTTTTTGTGTAGTCAATACCTAAAGTTCCGATAAATCTATCATCAATAGTTTTAATTGCAAATAAATATGAAGATTTTGTTCCATTTTCTTCTGCAAAATATTTTAATCCATAAGTTGCCGTAGTTTCATCTTTAAAATCAGCAATTTCTATAACATCACCATCAACTAGAGCGTTAAATGATTTTGAAAATAAATTTACAGGTATATTTTGAAGATTATTTTGTATTGATGATACCCCAACATTAACTACCTCATATATTACTGAAAATTTAGTTATAGATTTACCTGTTGGGTAAAAATGCCCTCCGTTATGAAATTGTGTAATCCAAACCCTATCAGCCCTTGTTCCTTCTCTTATTTCATCCATTCTATGTGTTACTAACTCACTTATTTTTAAGGCTTCAGTAACCATATCAGGTTTTTCTTTTTTTTCTATTTTGTTTCTAACAAAAAGAACAATAATTGGCCCAATAACTCCTGTTACAAAGGCTATCGCTAATTCAATCCATCCACTTATCATACGTACTTTTACTTAATAAATATAACTTAATTTAAAAAACCCCACCTTTTGAGTGGGGCTCAAATAAAAAAAGTCAATTGTTAATTATTTTTTTGCAATAACTGACCAAACAGCACCAACTAATGTTATAACACCACCAAAGATCTCATTAACAGTACCTTCGTCAGCCAATCCTTTCATTACAACGATACCACCAACAAACGTTAATGCGTGTCTAACAATACCTAATACTTGCTCTCTTGTAAGTTTCATAATAGAAATTTTAAAAGTTTATTTATAT